GAAAGAGTGGGTGAAGGACATCAAGAAGTTATACGGGGTGGAGATCAACAGCAGGCAGATGGCGTGGTGGAGATGGAAGCTGCACGAGGGGATCAAGGACGATGCGCTGATGTACCAGGAGTTCCCTCCTACGGAAGACTACGCATTCGTGATGACTGGTACGAGCTTCTTCTCAAACTCCCGGTGTACTGACGCTGCCAAGAAATCCAGGACACTTCATCCGGAATGTTTCCGGTATGCTTTCGGGGCTATGTTCCAAGACACAGATGTGTTGAAGTCAACCGAGAAGTTGGGAACTCTCAAGATCTGGGAACAACCTATTGACACGGCGTATTACGTCATTGGTGCAGACCCTGCTTATGGGTCATCTGACTGGGCAGACCGATTTTCCATTCAAGTGTTCCGAGTCTATGCGAATGGCATGGAGCAGGTGGCGGAGTTTGCAACCAGTGAAATGAACACCTACCAGTTTGCGTGGGTGATTGCCCACCTTGCCGGTGCGTACAAGAACTCAACTCTTAACTTGGAAGTCAACGGTCCCGGTCAGGCAGTCATCAACGAGATGCGTAACCTCAAGCGTCTTGCTGCCGCGCAAGGTACTGCCGGTCACGGCATCATGGACGTGCTGGGATCTATGCAGAACTACATCTGGCGTCGTAACGACACGATGTCCGGTCTATCCAACTCTATTGGCTTTCTGACTACGAGTCAGACCAAGGAGCGGATGTTGACCTACATGAAAGATTACTTTGAGCGCGGGTTAATGGACATCAAGTCTATGGATTTGCTAGACGAGATGAAGGGCATTGTCCGTGAGGGCGGGTTTATCGGGGCGCCTGGTCGCGGCAAGGATGATAGAGTGATTGCCAGTGCGCTGGCCGCTGTGGCATATGCCGAGCAAGTTCAACCCAGATTGATTGCGATGAGATTGACAAAAGAAATGTCTCATGCCCAAGAGAACAGAACTCCAGAAGAACTTGCTGCTGGACGTAACGTATCCAATTATCTAAAACGTATCGGGATGTACGGTGGCTCTACACACTGATCTCACAATCGTATCTATTTACGGACATACAGATGGAACCGCCGCCATTCCAAGTCTTGTGCAAAGTTTGCGGGAACTCCCAGGCAGTAGGGGTCTCCTCATCTCCCTCTCTAGACCCGCAAGTCTGCCGGACCACATTGCGTGGAAGCAGACCGCCCCTTTGGACTATTACCAGTACTCAATCTTTTGTATGTACTCGCTGCACCAGTACATCGAGACCGAATACTGCCTTGTGGTTCAAGATGACGGTTGGGTCATCAACGGGCTGAACTTCACGGGTGAGTACTACGAGTACGACTATGTGGGCGCACCTACTCACATGGGCATCTTGGGCGACCAAGCCATGTTTCATTTCTCATGGGTTCATGTGAAAGACCCCATCGTTGTGCAGAACGGCGGGTTCTCCCTGCGTAGCCGCAAGTTCTTGGAAGCCCCGTCCAAGCACGGCGTCGTTCACAAGTTGTACAACCAGCAGCCCTTCATCAACGAAGATGTTCAGCTTTCAGGACTCTTGCGTCCTCAACTAGAATCTTTGGGCATCCGGTATGCTCCGTTGAACATTGCCAAACATTTCTCAATTGAGTACATGGGTCCAGGACTGCACAATGATATTGACCTAGAGCGGCTGGTCGGTCATCACGCACCCAGTAGAAAATTGACGGGTCACAAATCAATTACTATCAAGAGCACAGCAGAAGAATGTAGTAATGTGTTTGGCGAGTTGGACTTCCTCATGTTTCTGCAAGACAAGGGATACAAATTTGAATACCGTAATTCCTAAACAAGAACTCAAGATCTTGGTTGGGAAACTCCTCAAAGATAAGGAGCGTGGTATTTCTATTCAGAAGTTTGCTGAACTCTGTGGTATTTCTAGGGACTTTCTAGCAGACGTTTTCATCTACAACAACGCACCCATGAGTGAGACCACCCAGCGTCGGGTGTCAGCGGCCTACCAGAACTGGCGGGAAGGTCGGGTCAAAATCATGAGAAGGAAAGACCAGACTCAATACGTTGACTACCGAAAGGTTGCAGAACCTGCTATCTTCTCGCACATGGGGATCGTCAAATCCCCTGACGGATTCAAACTATCTATCGGCCCCCGTAATCGTCACGATTACTCTTATCCTACTTTGGACGAATCATGAGCGTACTTCACGACTATCTTTGCGCGTCACACGGATTGTTCGAATCGTATGAACCCGAGTGCCCTATCAAATTCTGTACCGCAGAACTCAACATGGTTTTCTTGAAACCAGTTGCTCTGAAATCAGACAGAACCAAACAGGCTGACCGTCAACTCAAAGGTCTGGCCCAAGATTTCAAAATGTCAGACATCAAATCTACTCGTTCTGGCGACAACCAAGCTGGTTATCATCACCATCAGATCCCTGAAGAACCTCAAGAAAAGGAACCCCGTCCTGGCGACTCTGCCATCTGGGGCGGCAACTTCCAGAACATCAACATGCAAGCAGCACTTGCTGGCAAAGTTGCCCAATCGGTTCGCGGAGAATCTGTTGGCGTAAACCCCCATGACACTGGTAAATTGACTGGACCCAAAGCCGCAAGTTACATTGCTGACCATGAGAACCTGGCATTGAAACCATGAGAATCCCGAGCGATCCGGTAGAACGAGAATTCTTCTACCTAGACCTCATCCACAAGTGCAGCGTATCCATGCCGGAACGCCGCACCGATTACGGAGGTCTTCGCTCGTGGTATCTATTCGGGAACGGACCGGACGAAGCTCCGGCCATGTACAACAAGATCTTTCCGCACATAGATCAGTTGTCATCTTTTCTCTACTCTGCCGAGACCACCCGATTCTCCATAGACTTGGGTGCGGCAGTCCCAGATGAAGAACAGGCCAAGCTCCCGGTCCTGACCCGCGCACTCAACGACGAATGGCTAAACAGCAATGCTGACCAAGTATTCTCGACAGCGGTTTCATGGTCTCTGTGCTACAACAGCACCTTTATTAAACTGGTTTATCGAAACGGTATTCATCCGTATCTCGTGGAACCGGCCAGCATCGGTGTACTGCGAGAAGACACCGCATACACGGATCGACAAGAAGCAATAATTCAGACTTACTACATCACGAAGTCTGAACTCTTCAACCGACTCTACAGCCACCCGCAGCGGGAAAAGATTGTAGAGCGCGTGTCGTATATGCAGCACGAGCGCACCGAAGTTGCTAACGGTGTGCAGCGCATTATCATGAGCCAGACGGACCCCACTCTCTACGGGAACGTCAACCTCGATCTCTCAGGCGGCAATCGCTACAAAGCCCAAGTCGCAGAAGAAACCGTCGAGATGACGGAGCTGTGGGTCTGGAACGATGAGATCAACGACTACCAAGTAGTCACTCGTGCAGACCCAGATGTCATCATCTATGATCGTCCTGGCGAAACAGTCTTTTTGAAAGGCGAGCTGCCTTTCATCCAAGTCTGCCCCTTGCCGCTCTACGATTACTATTGGGGTCAATCAGAAGTATCCCGGCTGATCTACCTCCAGCAGATGCGTAACAAGCGCATGACTGAGATTCTGGACATCCTGTCCAAGCAAGTCAGCCCACCTACAGCACTCATTGGATTCACTGGAATCCTAGACGAGAAGAACTTTGCCCTCAACCGTGCAGGCGGGATCTTGGCAACAGATATGCCAAGCGCCAAAGTTGAAAAACTTGCACCGCAAATGCCGCCAGATCTTTTCCGAGAGATTAGCGAAATTGACTCAATGTTTGAGGAAGCCTCTGGAATCGTCTCGGTTTTGCAAGGTCGCGGCGAATCTGGGGTCAGATCGTCCGGTCATGCCAGTCAACTTGCCCGTTTAGGGTCATCTCGTGCCAAAAAACGGGCGCTTGTCATCGAAGATTCGCTAGAAAAGATGGCGACTTTGTATCTCAAGCTCATGCAAGCGTATCCAAACACGCATTACACCGATACACGCGGAATGCGGTTCATTGCCGAGCAATTGCCTAAGAATTACGCTGTAAAAGTGGATGCACATAGCAATTCACCCATTTTTATGGAAGACTTGCGTCAATTAGCGTTCAATCTGTTCAAAGCACAAGTTATTGACAAGGAATCCTTGCTAGACTTGCTTGAACCGCCCATGAAGCAGCAATTGAAAGACCGTCTTAAGAAGATGGAAGCGGCACAGGCCGCGCAGGCCGCCCAGCAACAACAAGCGGCTGCTCAAAAACCTAAGGAGCAATAATGGCTGCTCAAAACTACCAAAAAAGTGGCGATCAACCTCGCGTCACCTCTAAAAGTCTAGATTCAAGACAAGCGGCTCCCTCCTTGACGTACCGCACACAGACGAATAGGATGGGTTCTGCTGGAAATAGTTCCCGCATGACCCGTGACTACACACGAAGGTAATTGCAATGTACAAAGCACACAAGCGCGGTCGTAAGACCCGCCGGTAATCCCGGCATAAAGAGTTCGATGGGTATGGCTGCTTGCCCTTTCTAAGTGGCCCCGCAACTAGGAGACCGTCATGGCACGTCGTGGTCGTAAAGGTCGGAAGTAATCCGAACGTAACAGGTTTCTGAACCGGCCTGCGGGAGG